GTACGGAATTCCAGCCCCTGCGACGATCTTGGCGTTCGTGACGGAGTTGTCCAGAGGCGTGCGCTGGTCGGAGAGCCTCGCATCGTTGCCCGCGACTACCTGGCCACCACCCCCTCCGATGGCCCTGAGAGCCTCGCTACCGCCCGCCGCGCTCACAGAAGGCTTGAGGCTGCCTGCTAGCTCTGCATAGCCCACAGAGCCGTCCAGGATCTCGTTGGTGGAAACCGAGTTGTCCTGGAGCATTGCGTTTGAAATCGAGTCGTTGCCAAGTGGCGGTGAAATCGGTTGCCAGTTCGGAGCCGCATCCGATCCCTGGTTCCACTCGTAGCGGTTCGTCGTCGTGTTGAGGATGATCAGGCCGTACGGACGCAGGCCGGAGGCGATCCCGTCCCGCTGTGCCGTCGTGAAAGCCCCGGCATAGAGGCCACCCAGACCTCTGAAAATTCCATCGACCCTGAGCGCACCCGTGATCCTGGCTTCCCCAGGGCCGTAGCGGATCATCTTCAGCCCGGACTCTCCGACCGAGAAGGCAGCCGCGTCCACTTGCTGGCTGTAATTTGACTGATCGGAGTACACGTCCTGCATCTGGTTGAGGTCACCGGCATACAGCCGCCCGTTGGGAGCGAGGCCGGTGCTCTCGAAGACCTTGAATCTAGTTCCCATTTTCAGCCTCCTCTCAAGGGTGGGTATTCGTGATATTGAAACTGATCCCTGCCGGTGTGATGCGCTTCAACTCGCGGGTGAGCGACTGAAGGTTCGGCGTGTTCGTAAGCGCGATCCAGACAGTGTATGAAAAAGTCGTCTGATGCTCGACCACGAGGTAGAGCGACGTGACATCGGCTGCCTCGCCGTAGATCGGGATTCCGCCCAGGTCAATCGGCACACCCTGGGGCACAAGCTGGATTGGATTTCCAAACGTCGTCTCGACATAGCGACGAATGATGTCGTCCCGCCGCTTGCGTGTGAACGGCCCACGCTGGATCCGAGAGAGCACTGCGGCCCTCTGGTTCTGAACCGGAATTACAAGCTCAGGCGGGTTGGGAGGAAGACCTACCTCGATTTCCCACTGATCGAGGAACTGCTCCGAGGTCTGGACGAAATGCTCGTTGTAGAGCCTGTCCTGCCAGTTGGCGATGTCCTGGATCCTGTCGGAGAAGATCTTGCGAATGGCAAATCCGAAATTCGAGTCCTGGTTCTCGGGGAACAGCCCGGCAGGACTCTCGTCCAGGAAGACAAGCTCGGCCTCCGTGAACTGGATCTCGGCAGGAAGAGACGGCTGGTTCGGAGTGGGTGAAAAAATCGTCTCTGTCATGCGACCGTGATCGTCCTGGCAGTCCGCTTCTGGTTGGCAGGCGTGGTCTGGTTCGTGGTCGGAGCCGTGACCACCACGTCCGAGATCCCGGCCAGCCCGAAGCTGGCATCGATGATCCCGGCGATTTTCAAAGTCTCGCCCACCAGAAGGCTGTTGATGTAATTGGCGATGGCGTCCTGTACCGAAGGCGTCACCACTGCCAGGTCGTAGCCTGCGGCAGCCGTCACGTCCACCGTCACGTCGGTCGGAAGTCCGGTGAAGGACGAGACGACGATGGTGATGTTCGCGTAGTCAAGCTCATCCAGCGTCTGCTGCACGAGCGAGATCACGTCGGGTGAGGCAATCGAGCCACCCGGGCCTGTAATTCTGACCGTCACCGTTCCGGCAACCGGGTCGTTCTCGCTCACCGAGGCAGTCTCGACGCCGGGAACGTTCAAGGCCCAAGCCTCGATGTCGCTGACGGAGCCTGTCTGCGGATTGCGAATGAAATTCAGGAGGCGGCTGCGGTACACCTCCGTGTCCTCTGGATCCTGCCCACCGAAGAACGGCTGAGTGTTCGTGACGGCCGTAAGCTCGCCAGGGCCGTCCGCAATCGTCGTCACAGTCCCGACCACGACATTTCCTTCGACCCCGATCTCCTGCGACCTGGCCTGGACAGGAATCGAATGCGCCGTATCGGACGCAGGAAGCACGGCTGCTCCGGCGATTGTCGCATCCGCAACCGCGTCCACGAAAGCCGTGGTCGTGTTGTCGGCGAATGCTTGTACGAGTCTGAAATCTCCTGCGCCGTTCTTGTCGCGGTAGAGCCTGCGCCCAATCGTCAACGGCCCGCCGATTGGAATATTCGTGAGGTTGATCTTCTGGTTGTTCACCGTGAGAATCGGGGTAGGGTCGGAAGGAAGCGTCTCGCCCTGGGCAGTCGTGAAGGTGACCACGTACTCGTAGCCGCCGGTCAGGCCGGTAGCCGCTCCCACGGCCACCACAGGAGGAACCGGCTCGCCGGGCGCAGGAATGGACACGTCGTAATCCGTCATGAAATAGATCGGATCGAGTCCGTTGCCGGGATCGTGGGCAGCCAGTGTGCCCTGTGGGATGAATGCCCCGTCCTCTCCTGAAAAAAGCAGCACGCCGAATGACTGCGATCCCTGGAATATCGGCAGTCCGTACTGCTCGCCGTAGCGAATCAGCGCCTGGTAGCTCGCCGTGGAGATGAACATGTCCTCCAGCAGAAGCTGCTCTGCCAGATACAGGCTCTCGAACTGGCCAGCCTCGATGTCGAAGATCAGACGAATTACACCATCTGCCCCGACATAGGCATCCGGGATCCCTGCGATAAGCTGCGAGATCATCGAGTTGAGAATGTCCTGCCGCGTGCGGTAAATGCTTGACATCGATACTGGCATCTAGGCTCCTCCCACATTCACCGGGACGGTCACCGTGGTTGAAAAAATTGCCCCCGGCTGGTCGAGCAGGGATTCGTCCTCTTCCGGGCTGATTGCGTACTCCACGGTGACGATCAGGGATTTTCCGTCCGGGTCGTACTCCGCGTCGATGTTCTCGATTGAAATATCGGACATGTCTCGAAGCGCATCCCGAACACGAGCGTCGATGGCAAGAGCCGAATCGGGGGATTGCCCGATGACCTGATAAAGGTCGCTTCCAAACGTGCCATCGGTGTCGTAGAACCAAGAGCCACGATGAACGACGAGCCGGATTGCGATCCGCTGGTCGAGCAAGTCCTCTCCCGATACTCCAGCCAGATCCCTGTTCCCTCCCAGGATCAGATCTCCATGCTCTGAAATTGCTAGGTCGTATGACATCTAGTCGTCCTCTGTCTCCAGGTAGTTTTTCCCTTGAACGACGCCCAGACAGCGCGGCAGCCGAGTCGATCCTAGCTCAAACGCAACGAGCACGATTTCACCCACCTTGGGCACGACAATCTTGGCCCGTGCATTCCTGACGATGGCTTTTCCCTCCTCGTCAGTGTCGTAGTAGCGAACGTCGTAATTGAAGCCGACGATGGGAATTGCCGTGTGCCCCATGCCCTTGATCCAGATAAGTCGGTTGTTTTCATCACGCTTTATCACCCTGCCGGTCTGGAACCACTCCGTCCGCCGACCAGCCACCTCTGTGGCAATGCGCTCCACCACTGAGCGGATGGAATTCCATTCCTGCTCCGTGATCACCAGGCATACCTTCTCACACCGATGACCCCTGCATGCGAAGTGTCTCGCCAGCCAAGTCTCTTCGGCCCGCTGTCCGAACCATGTGAAATTTGAATACCACGGCCGACGTAGACCGAGACGTGCTCACCAGGCCCGCCTACTCCGAAATTGGAAATGCCGCTGTCGCCGTAGAAGATCAGGTCACCGGGCCTGAGCTTGCTCACGTTGACATTCGTGCCCCCGATCAAAATTCCCTTCGGCCACAGGGTCATCGTACTGGGATAGTGATCGATGTAATCCTGGACGCCAAAGCCTCCGGTGTTCGGATTGGGCGATCCGGCGACGGCGTAGCAGTACGTGGCGAACGTCGAGCAGTCGATGTGATTGGGAACGGCAGGAGGCGGATGCCTGACCGCTTCGCTGTAGCCGTACCCAGGGCTGTCGTACTCGATTTCATCACGATGGAAATAGCCGAACCAGGCAGCCATGCAGATCCGGTACTGGCGCAGTTCGGACGGACTGAGCGTCCTGGGATCCACGCCCTTGATGTCGATCAGCGTCATGTGTCCCCCGCAGCGTCTTTAACCCAGCCGATGTATTGCGTCCAGGGGAAATTCGGGCCTGGGTCTGTCCGCACGTCCCCTTCCTGATAGACAGCGTAGATGTCTCCATGCGCCACGATGCCGGAATCTCCTGCCTGAATTTCAGCCTGGCTCAGACGCTTGCGCTGAAGTCCGTACTGCTTGCACCTGACACCCACCAGTTGCGCCGACAATTTCAACATGTCCTGGTGGTACTTGTC